TTCTCTACAAGCTCAAAAAGCTTACGAGATACCCGTGGACAGCTACTGTATTCCAGAATGGATTGATCCTGATGATAGTGAGGTACAAATCTTTTGATTAGCGGTCAAGATTGGTCGGACAAATATACGTGGGGCGGGTTGATTCTCGCTCTTATACTCCTTGGATTTACTATGTACGCTGTAATATTCAGGTAAGTGTTGCATTATATTATTAGCTGTACTAATATCCAATGTAAGTTCGTCTATCAGTACGATAACTGATCGGCCCGTAGCCGTTAAAAACGTACTCCGCCTGTAAAGGCGTAAAACCTTCCGAGGTCGCACCTCGTTAATCCGCGCTAGTTCGTCGCTGCACGATACGCAGATACGGATTAGCCGCTCCTAATAAGTCGGCTGATAAAGCGACTTATGTCGCATAAATTTTTTGCTACTTTATAGGAGCCTATCATGGCCTTAACAAACTTCGGGACGCTTACAGGCGACCAACTTCAAATGTGGAGCCGCGACTTTTGGCGCGTTGCACGAAATCAATCTTTTGTAAATCAGTTCGCGGGTAGCGGTTCAAACGCTATGGTACAGCGAGTAACTGAGCTTACTAAAAACCAAAAAGGCACTAAAGCCAACATCACTTTGCTTGCCGATATGACAGGTGACGGTATCACTGGTGACAATACGTTGGAAGGGAATGAAGAAGCCCTCCGCGCATATGACATCACCATTGAGCTAGACCAGTTGAGATTTGCGAACAGAATTGCTGGCCGAATGACTGACCAGAAAACTGTTGTTAACTTCCGAGAGCAGTCACGTGACGCACTTGCTTATGCAATGGCTGATCGATGCGATCAGTTGGCATTCTTATCAATGTCAGGTGTTGCTTACACTCACAAGAACAACGGTGGTCTACGTGCTGTTTCTGGTACTGCTGGACATGAGCTAGTTGATCTTGAGTTTGCATCAGATGTATCTGCACCAACTTCAGATCGTCACTTGCGAATCAACGGCGCTAATCTGTCTGCCGGAGATACAACAGCTGTTACTAACTCTGACGTTCTGGGTTACAAGCACATTGTGAACTTGAAGGCTTTTGCTAAAGATAACTACATACGTGGAATTCGTGGTGCTGGTAACCAAGAAACTTTCCACATGTTTGTTACTCCACAGCAGATGGCTAACTTGAAGCTAGATTCTGACTTCATCGCTAACGTTCGTAACGCTGGTGTACGTGGTGCTTCAAACAGCTTGTTCGCGGGAACTTCTAGCCTGATGGTTGACGGCGTGATGATTCATGAGTTCCGACATGTGTTTAACACTTCTGGTGCTACTACTGGTACTTCATCTAATGCTGGAGCCGCTGGCTACAAGTGGGGTGCAGACGCTGATGTAATTGGCGGACGTGCGCTGTTCTGTGGTGCTCAAGCTCTTGCATTGGCTGATATTGGATTGCCTGAAATGGTTGAAGATACTTTCGACTACGGCAACCAATCAGGTATCTCTGTAGGTAAGATCTTCGGACTTCGCAAGCCTAAGTACAACTCTGATATCTCAGGGTCTGTTCAAGACTTCGGAATCGTTGCTCTAGATACAGCACAGTAAGTTTATACCCCTCTTACCCCCTCTTCGGAGGGGGTTTTTTAAAGAGTAATTAATTATGGTTGTACGAATTGCACACATGCTGGGCTTAACTCCAGCAGCAAAAAAAGAGAAGGAGAAGAAAGCCGCTGCTAAAAAGAAAGCCGCAGCTAAAAAGAAACCTGCAGCTAAAAAGAAACCTGCAGCTAAGAAAAAACCTACAACCGTCGTTGGGACAATCAACGATCAAGGGGTTATAGGTAAGATTTTGACGCCTCGCACTACAATTATGCAAGGCTTGAGGGAAAAGAAACCAGTTAAGAAAAATAAGGTGAAATAGCTAATGGTTTACGGCAAACCTGGAGGCGGAAAACGAAAGTCTTTGAAGAAAAAACCCGTTCAAAAAACGGTTAATAAAGACGGTTCCATTACGTTTATTAAGAAAGCAAGTGTAAGGCGGCCAGTTAAGTCAGGAAGTATTCAAGGCCCAAGAAAAGTAGTTAAGACTAAAGTAACTGTAGCTCAAATGAAGCCAAAAAAACGAAAAACTTTGTATGTAGCGGCACCAAAAAAGAATAGAAACCAATCTTAAATAGGAATCAATCATGAAGATTATTAGTGATAAGCCATTACGAGTGGCAACTTTAGGAGGAACAGCAGTTCTTTTCGAAGCAGGCGTAGCGAGAGAGATTGCTGATGAAATTGGTTTATTAGCAATTCAAATGGGCGCTAAAGAAGTAAGTGCTAAGACACCTAAAGAGGCTCCTGTAGAAGAGTCTTTACCTCAAGAAACAGAAGAGGGTAATGATGATTTAGTACAGGTGTTAAAGAATTTAATTGAAGAAGCTAACCCTAGTTCTTTTAAAAACGATGGTACGCCAAAAGCTAACATCGTAAACAAGATCCTAGGTCGCACAGTTCGTTCTGAAGAACGAGAATCGGCTTGGGAAATAGCACTAAACGCATAGGTATAGATTATGTCAGTTACAGTACAGTCAGTTATAGATAGAGTTCAAACAGTTCTACAAGACACAACAGGAGTTAGGTGGCCTGTTGTTGGAGAGCTAGTTTTGTGGGTGAATGACGCACAAAGAGAAGTAGCTCTGTTAAAGCCCGACGCTAGTGCCGTTAACAGTACTGTGACATTAGCAACTGGCACAAAACAAGACATACCTTCCGATGGTAACCGATTGTTAAAAGTTGTACGTAACATGTCTGCCGCTAGTGGAGGCACAGGTAAACGAGCAGTTCGACTTGTCTCTAGAGAGGTATTAGATGCCCAGACACCAGATTGGCACGATCCAACGGTTTCTGGAGATGCGTCCCATACAAACGTCGTTAAACATTATCTGTATGACGAATCCAACCCCCGTAATTTTTATGTCTATCCTGGAGTAGCAGGTAGTGCTTATCTAGAGATTATCTATTCTGCTAATCCGTCAGTTGTTGCTCAAAGCGACAACCTGTCAATACCTGATATATTTGCTAACGCTGTATTAAATTATGTTCTTTACATGGCTTACATGAAAGATGCAGAGTTTGCTGGTAACGCACAACGCGCTTCTAATCATTATCAATTGTTTGTAGCAACTGTTACTGGGAAAGCGCAAGTTGACCTAGCAACTACGCCAAACATGGAAGCGAGAGTTCAAGCTCCCCCAATGGCGATGGCGAGGTAGGCTAAATGGCCGCTTACGAGTCTTTACTGCCAGAAATAATTCCTATGGTTCCAGGTTGTCCTGATACATTCATTGAGAATAGTATTCGGTCAGCTATTATCGAATTATGTGAGAAAGCCGCTGTATATCAACAAGAGTTAGATCCAATAACTACTGTGGCAAATATTTATGAATATGATTTTGAGCCACCAAGTCAAACTTCAGTACATAAGATACTTTGGGTTACCCATGACGGAAAAGATCTTGAGCCTATCTCTACAAGTTTAATAGAACAACGCCGTCCTGATTGGCGTAAGTCTGATTATTACGGTAAACCCGAATATTACATAAAACAAAGTCAGTCTTTGTTTTGGTTAGTTCCCGTTCCTTCAGAAACTAAAGTGTCCTCTACTATTATGCGTGCTCAGTTAAAACCTACACACGCTTCTACAGCTTGTAACACAGAAGTGATGGACGATTATAGAGACACTATTGTAAATGGCGCGTTGTTCAGGTTGTTAAGAACCCCTAGTAAAGAGTGGACGGATTATAACGGCGCTCAAGTCTACGCGAGTATGTTTGCGCAAGGTATTGCTGAAGCAGATCGTAAAGCTCGTCATGCAGATGAAGGGATTGCAAGGATTGTTAGTTACGGTGGGGTAGGTAAATATGGTGCTTGGAAAACAAGACGTAGATACGGCAGTGGTGGATAGCCCTGTAAAAACAGATATTAGTAAGAATTTGACTTGGGTTGCTCCTGGACTTAATGAAATTTTAGAAGATACACCGCAGCTAACTTTTGAACCAGCTGATGTATATGCTGCTTGTATGAATGGATCAGCAACTCTGTGGACTACATCAGACGGTTTTGTAGTAACTACAAGTGAAATTGACCCTTTTAATGGCGCTAGAACTTATTTGATTTGGTTAGCTTGGGCGAAAGTTAGAGGTAATAACTTAGTAGTAAAACATCAAGACTTTTTTATGGATCAAGCTAGGAAAGAAGACTGTAAAAATATAGAAGTAAGATCAGCAGTCCCTGAACTTGCGGCTTATGTTATTTCAAACGGTTGGAAAGTGGACACCGTTGTATATACGAGAGAACTATAATGGGAAGTACACCAAAGAAACAAGAGTATCAAGCATCAGCAGCAGAGAAAGCGTCAGCAGCTGTAGCAATGGCTGAGTATAAAAACTTCAAAAAGAAGTATGACCCTTTACTTCAGCAGATGCGCGATAAGTCAATGAGTGAAGATCCTAGTACAACGCTTCGTGGTCGAGCTAATGCTGACACTATGCAAGCTTTAACTTCTTCTACTAATTACCAACAGACTCAAGAAAATAATATACCAAGTGAGATGGGTAGAGCTTTGGGCGGACAACTACAAGTTGCTAATGTCTCAGGTTTGGAT